TGCTATTAAAAGTGGTGTCATAAAGTAAATCACTGGGATTTGTATATCCCAAAAGAGAAGCGGTTTCGGCATCGACTGTGTATCCTGAAGTAGACCCTATGACTCCGGTCACATTGCCAAATAATTTAAGAACTTCTCTTGGCATTAACCATTGATTAAGTCCTTTTGTTCGACCCTTCGCGAAATTTTCTCCTTGACCCAGAAATACATTTAAAATCTGTGTGACCTGTTCTGTGGGATTTCCGATGATTTCAAGTCCGGCAGACCTAAGAAGTCGGTCAGCCACATTTTCTTGATTTACATAGGGATCAAACCAAATGGCAGTATCTTCAAAAATCTTCCCAAAATTTCGACCAGAGACATTAAATTTCAATACGATTGTATCGTCTTCTTCACGCTCTAAATTTCTTGAAACTCGGTCAATATTCCCAAGCATAACTAGGTTTTTATTATGTAATTCATTGGAATTAAATTGTGTCTCAGGTTTATTGAATAAATAGATAGCAATCCAGTCACCAGGTGCAATTAAAGACTTCCAGTTTCGGGTCGGGAAAAGTGAAAGATTAAAAATTCCGCTTGGTTGAGAGATAGATTTTGAAATGGTGCAATTTTGAATTTCGTCTTCAATTATTATAATTTCAGTTTCTCTGATTTCAAATTCAGAGTTTTCTTCAGATTTCATAACCGTTGCTTTTTCAAAATTCTGATTTACATAATGAAAAAACACACATCTGCAATAAGTGGTTTGAGAGGACTCAATCCTTCTTGTAATTGGGAATGTCCCAAATGCTTTTCGATCTGATAAATTTGTTTTCCCTGCCATTTACTGTACGACCATTCCGGTATTTGCTAGTTCACCCTTAACTTTTTTATCTTCTTTTTTTCCTTTTTTCTCCAATGCAGCGGTATTTTTATCCAATGCTCCTGCCCATTTTCCGAAATCTAAAACATCTGCTAAATTTTTCTTTCCCGCAGGTGTTCTCGTTCTCTCTTCTGCGTCTTGAATCATATTAAATCCGCCTGTCGGACTATTTTCTTGAGGTCTTAATTTGCCAGTAAAGAGATCGCGAAGAGACGAAATCATTATTGCAGCTTTTCCAAATGGATCAGATAATGGCTCAAGAAATCCCGCGTCTTCATCGTAAATTGATTTTTGATCTTTTTGCCCAGCCTGGGTTTTTCTGCCCATGAGAGCATTAACAATGTCAGCCAATTTAGGAGCGATATTCTCAGCCAAAGTGTCTTTAAGTCTCTCAATATCGGTCGCCAAATCCATCATGCTTTTATTAGTTCCCTGATAAGTTCGATTCAAGCGTTCTTGTAATTTATTTCCCCATTGAGCTTTGGTCAGGGTCGCTTTTTCCATTTCTTCAGGACTAATTAAAGCTCCCCTTCCCTTTGTGGCGACTTCAGCGGCGACTCGCACACCAGATTCACCACGAAGATTAAGTCGTTCCATTATCTCGCCGATTCTCTCTTGTGCGTTTTGCCCTTTCGTTCCGGTTCTTGCCTGTTCAAACATTTCACCTAAAATACCACGTTGTTTGATATTACCGTTTTTATCTCTCACGTCCATTGAGGGAGTTCCTAAGACGTTTGCAGCGGCTTCGCCACCAGGCATGGCTTTAATCATTGCAAGAGTGTCGGGATTGGTTATGTTGCCAAAAAGACCTAATTGTCGTCGTATCTCAACACCAGCGGGTGTGGTCCCAGGGCCAGCGGCTCCCATCACAGCACGAGCGGCTTGAGCTTGTTGAAAACGATCTCCACCCGTGAAGGCTTGATTTAATCCCTGAATAACACGAAAAGCATTTCTTGGATCTCTGGCAAAAACTCCACCAGTTGAAATTAAAACACCGGCAAATTGTCTTATTGATGCAGTATCTAGGGTCACACCTTCAGACATTGAATCAAGACTTTGAGCCATCGCATCTAAATATTCACCGATTCGACTTCCCTCAAGTTTTGATGCAATTGCAGTTCCCAAAGAGTCAGCCATAAATTTCGCCTGATTATCAACTCCCGCTCTTCTTCCAGCCCCCATAAGTCCGGCACCTTGCCCACTGGTAACTCCAAAAGCCCTTTCAGCCTTTTCGCCGATCCCAACTATTCGATCTAAATCTTCAGAAGAAACATCCCTTCCAATTGCCTTTGCAACGTCGAGTGCTCTTTGGCGACGTTCTTGAGGCGTGAAACCCATTTCTCCGCCCTGGTCATTAACTTGCGATCCGCCTGTTAATGCTGCGACCCCAGCACGTTCTTGAGCCATGACTCGCATTCTTTGATAAGCGGCCCCAACCCCGACTCCGACTCCAAGTGTTGCGAGTCCACCAGTAATCATGCGACCAATACCGCCCATTCCACCGGCAGGTCGTGTGGCCGATCCTGGCCCCTTCATATTCTCTATCTCTTTGGCGATCTTTTTAGCTTTGTCTAGATTGTCAACTACGGTGGAAGTGGCCTTCAAATAGGCTTGCATGACATTGGGTGAAGATCCCATTTCTCCAAGACGTTTAAAATGTCTCTGAAGGGAAATGAGTTTCTTCTCACCCTTTTTAATTGAATCAACTAAACCCTTTTCAATTTGATCATTTAATTGTTTTGAAAACGCAGGGTCTAATCCCGATTTGCCGACCCCGTAAAGGAGCTTCTTGGCAGTTTCAATGTTTTGTTGAAATTCTTGGATATTCGCGGTGAGTTTTATTTCAGCCTTGCGTGGCATTTATATCCTCAAAAAGCATCTTCGAATTCTTCGTCTCCTAAGAGCGCAATCTTTTTCGAGCCACTACGACTCATTTTTGACTTTGGAAGACTCATCCCTAAATTTTCCATCAAATGCTTTTCGTCTTCTTCGTCAAAATCTTCTTCTGACTGATACTTCTCAATATTTACTGGATTTTTCTTTTTCCAATAATCTTGCATTTCCTTTTCATACTCTAATGACATCTTCCCATCCCAGTCGCCGACTTCTTGAAGTCTTATAGACTCTTTAAACCTTTCAGCTTCACCAGGTTTTCTCTCATAATAATCTTCAAGCATTTCAATATAAAGCTCTTCAATCGTATGATCTCCCAACGGCTTCCTTGGAACCTTATATTTCTTACACCAATATCGAATAACTTGGCGTTCAAAATCAGCTAAATTCGAAATGGCAATAAGATGCAGGTTATCCTGGCTGGGATTCAGGTTGATCAATAGATCGCTCAGCTTTTTTAATTGAGCCATCCTTTCTTCCCTCTTCTACATCTTCGGGTTTGCCACCCAAAACTCTTTTATTCCATTCCGCTTCAAACTTTATGCATTTATTATAAATGTCCATCACGACGTTTGAATCATAAAGCGCACCGCCAAAGTCACAGTCCTTCCACCATTCAGGATAAGACTTGAGAGTCCACTTTAAATGAGAAATGGCAGTATTTAAATCTTGTATGGAAGGGTTAATTGTAAAAAGATCCCCGTTCATACGGGCGCGAGTGGTTTCGATTAAGCTACGTTCTTGAAGGGTCGGTCTTCGATAGATAAATTCGCCGGTCCAAACAATTCCAGATTCTTCGCCTTTTGTCTGAACGGAGAATGTGTACTCCATATCAGGCAGTTTATGGCTATTCATAGTTCACCTCGTCAATCTAACATTATGTAAAAAAACTGGGATTAACCAGCTTCGTCGGAAGACTTAATTCCACGGAAATTCCAGGTTTCAGTCATTAAGCCACGAGCATCAACTGTGGTCTGTCGGGATTCAAGCTTTACCCCTTGCATCAAAAGAACGACTGCGCCAGTCACTCTGTCTACGACTTCAGCGGTTAAATCACCGCCAGTCAAAAGACTTTCGAGTTTTGGCATCAAACCCAGTTGTTTAATTGATTGATTTTGTACTCTAAAGGTTTGACAGGATAAATCGACCCGATACCCAACTTCCGCAAGCTCCGCCGTTTCCATTTTGTCGAGCACGTTTACTTCTTCAAGTTGTACGTTTTCGTTATACGAAACATTCGAAGCATAAGCGATTTGGGTGCCATTGAGTCTGAATATAGCCTTCGCGCCAGTCATTACTATGGACATTTGCTTCCCCCTTTAAATTATGCAGACTGTCGGATATCAGCCAGGTAAATTGTCGGAAGAATAAAATCTATTCCTTGAACTGGCGTGACACTGACATTGATTAAAGCCGTATTCCCTTGAATCTCGACACCGAGATTTTTATATCCAAGACCTTCATTCAAATCGTCGCCGACAATGATATCTTCGCCGAGATAAACGCTCATGCGATTTTTCACAAAGTTTGCGACCGCTTCCGCTGTACCAGTCCGTGCTTTAGTTCCGGTAAACACAGCTTCGAGATTATAACGAAGGTCATAGGCCACAAATCCCGCCGCTTCGACTACTGAAACCCTATTCCATACGAAGTTGGCGTCAACTCCATAAGTGGTATTTCCGAGTTGAACTCTGAAGCCACCAGTGTCGATTGGCTGAAGTACGGTTACACCGGCTTCAATCATTTCAGCCCCATCCTGTTTGGCACTCCAAGATCCATCCTCAATGCGAATATCGTTCACATTGATAATCTTATAAGTCGTGGGTTCCCCAACGGGACTTCCGGCTTGCATACCAGCGGTAATACAAGCGGCTGCCCAAGGATCAAGCCAAACGAGTTCTGAAAATTTATTGAGAACTCTGACCTGGTGTCCCAGCATTGAACAATATCCGCTATTGGAAGTTTGAGCTTTATCTTTCAAATCATCTTTCGAACCATTGAAAGATATATAAGCATTCCGTTCGGATTTGCCCAAGGTGGACCACATTTTAATTACATGAGACTGGGCAAGAAGATTGATTGAATCAATCGTCAAAGACCCAATGTCTTTTGAAATAAGTGGAACGATTATATTAATCCGCTCATCTTCAAAAGCTGTAAAACCGTCAGCCCAATCGCTATTAGTAGAAGTTCCGTCAGTTCCATTTGTAAAAAATTGCGGAGTTGAAAACGTCGCAATTGCCCTATAAACATTTGATTTCCAGATCGCTTCAGCATAAAGACTTAGCGTGTTAAGTGCATTCACTAGTTGATAAACATCGGATCTTAGAATTCCGGCGACCCCTTCAATCTGAAGGTCCTCGTAATAATCCAAGAGATTTGCATTCATGGAAGCATTAGGACCGACGACCGAACACTCATAAGAAGCGTTTGAATTAATGAGATCGGCAAGACTTGAAAGGGTGTAATTATTCTTTCCTTCCGAATCTTCCAGAATAATATCCAAATCATCAAGCGGTGCTCCCGTATTGGTGATAACAAGTTTTTTCTCACCGAGAGTGTCTTGAATGGTTAATTTGGAAAAACTTCCAGCTCCGACATACTTAATTGAAAGTTGATCGACTCCGCCAAGTTCGGCTGTAACTTCTTCGTCAGTGTCTTTTCTGAAAAGAAGGATTCGAGAACCCTTTTGACCGCGATTCTCACCGACGATTCCAAGGATTGTATCGATTGTGGAAGCTGGGTCAACCCAGATATATCCATAATCCAATTCACCGAGAAGGACCACTGAAGGATCGAGAGTAATTTTAACTAGGTCGCCAACTTCAGCCGTTGCAATAACTGGCTTAGCAGGTGCCCAATTCAATGCGGTATCCATATCTGCAACGAGAGCCGCAATAGCGTGAACACCAGCCCCTAAAGATTCGGTATAGGTGTAAACGGTTCCATTACAGTCCAAAACTAAAGTCTCGCCACCCGCTAAAGTAAAACTTCCACCAGTCGCAGGGACCGATCCTGTAATTTCAGCGTCCAAATCTTCCACGGAACCTTCCGAAACAGTCATATTCAACTGGTTCTCGTCAGCTCCCCAATTCTTCGAAAGAAGATCGACCTGGTCCACTGGTGCGGATTCAGTGTTTTGAAGACTGAGTGCCGACTGTGTTCCGTTATTTGTTTTGTAAACGACTATTTTACTCGCGCCATTTGCAACGCGAGAGTCATTACTTGGGTTGGCAAGAAGCTCAAGTGCGTCTGCAATTGGACCCGATTTATATCGGGACTTTGCGTCTTGAATCTGAGATTTTGTGAGGATATCTAACACCCTTGGCTCACCGCCCACAGCTTCGCCGATAATTCCGACAATGCCAGTTTCTTGAAGCGGGAAGCCGGTGAGATTCTCAACAACGATCTTAGAATATGCACCTGGCTCAATTATGGTCGCGCCATTAAAAGTTCTCTTAATCGACATTGTTTATCTCCTTAAAAACTTTTGAAAATTTCATCCCATTCCGCCAGGCTTGCACCTTTAAGTCCTTTGGCTTTGGGATAAACTTGCATTGCCTTGTGTAATTCTGGTTTGATTTTCCGAATCTTTGCATAGATCGGAAAAGGAATGAGTTTTCCTTCTTGTTTCTCACCAGAGTCAGCTTTTAGACCCAATCGCCTTAGATATTTTTCTTTTTCATCTTCAGACATATTAGATTCTAAAATCTGTTTCGCCTTATCCTTCGGTGCGTCGGGGAGCTTCACTTCTTTGATTTCTTCCATTGGTTCGATCTCCAGGGATAAATCTCTTTCTTCGTCCATATTATCCTCCATCGGATTGCGGATTGGTATCTGCATAATCAATCTCAGTAAAAATATCTTTCAGTATCGGAACCTTATTTTTCACAAATGACGCTGTAGTAAAAGTTGAAAAATAAATGTAGCGATTATACATATTTTCTGGGAGTTTTTCGTCCAACCTAGATATATCGCTCGCTCGAAAGGTCGTCAAAAGCATCCCTCGTTCTTGCAGTTCCATCTTGAAAATATTCAGAAGATAAACAATCAGATAATATAGATATTTCGTCAAGTCAGGCGTATTTATTGAATGAATCCCTATTTGAATATTATCAGTGATTGGAATGTAACCATAAGTGACTCGCCCTTCAACGCCATCATTCACTTGATTGATTGTGTCAACTTGCTTTTGAAAGTCGTCTAATCCGGCTCTCGACTCTTCTTCGTCGCCCTGTGATAACAAGATGGAAATTGTAGGATTCACTTTATGAATAAGACTATAATGCTGTACGACTTCGATCTGATATTTTTTAATGAAGTTGGCAATTTCATTGATCTTGCCTTCACCATATCGGGCCGATAACCAAGGAGCTTTAAGTTGACCGAAAACTTGACCTGGTGCGGCTTCAGTATTCCGAAACCATTCAATCCCGCCCTTAATAATATCTTCAAGGATAAAATCAACTGGGAAAATACCTTCCCAACATTCTTCTTGATAATTGAAGGGATAGGTTAGAAATTGATTTCCTAATACGTCCATCAAAAACCTTTCGATAATAACAGTCTTATCTTTGAGTCTAAATTTTCTTGAACAAATCTTTCGATCTCATTCAATAACTTAACACCTTCAAACCCAGGGTGTATCCAACTTGTCGGATCGCTATCTTCAGACATAACCCTGAAGGTCATTAATTGTGAAGAACCTCTCTGGCCAGCCTTAGTCGTCCCCGCCATACCCTTTTGAACTCGTGTGAGTCCTCTCAGATAGGGATGCACGTCGGGAGTCTTAGGAGCACGTCTCACGGCCCCCTCAACCACTCTTCCGGTGGCAGTTCGAACCATTTTATCTAAGCCATATCTTTTTCGAGTGTCTTCGAGTCCAACTTGCAAGTGAGCTTTTTTAGCCTGACCTGAATATTTGATATTGCTTCTTGAAGCACCGTGGCGAAAAGGAATGACCACATACTGTTTTCCAGTTTTCTTTGAGGTCTTTGCCTTTGACCCCCAAAGCCAGCCAGGATGCACCGTCTTCATATCATATCTTGGAAATCCGAATTCAAGCATATTTGGAACCTTGCCCACTAATGAAATGGTATAAACACTTCCGCCATAATGTTTTTTTCTTGTAAAGCTCTCACTCTTTTGAAGTCCCAAGACATATTCTTGGCTGACTTTTCTATTTTGTGCCCTTCTTATCCATTCGTCCCTTGCTTCCGCTGCGAGTTGACCGATAACAACCTCAAAAGACTCGGTCATAGCTTTACTCAAGTAATCTATATTAAATCCTAATTCTTCCGCTCTGGCTTTAACTGAAATATTCATTCTTCGGTTCGCACCAGTTCTTGAGAGCCACTTCTATTTGCCATGTAATCCCAACGAATAACGGCTTGTTGTGGTAAATTGACCGGCATTTTGTCGGTTCGTTTTAAACTCTTATAATAATATCGATTATCGTGGACCAACTCTAATACTCTAAAAGTCGGAAGGACCGGATAAATTATTGAAAAAACTCTATTTGTAGTCGGTCGATTTCCCGTCAGCCAGCGTATTCCCTGATCTTCTTTTTCATAGTCCACATCTATTTCATATTTATTATTATCTGCATCAATTAAATACCAGTTATGGTCGGGAGCATTGACAGGAACATATCTGAGCTTGTCAAAGTCGGCATCATCGTCGGTGCCACGAGTTAAAATTTCATTAAAAATAGATGCGTGATCGAGCATTTCAATTTTATACCAGTATCCGATTCTCACATTGGATTTAACCGATATCTTCGCGTCCTTGACATCCCAGAGTTGAGAATCAAAATTCCGACTAAAATCTATTCCCTGGACGAAGACCCATTCTTGAAATGATTTATCATCGAGATCAACTACTTCGTCTCCATGACAAACATTACAGTCCAAAATGTGATTAGTTCCAGCTTGAAGATCCCTATTAGGGCAAAGCATTGAGGGAGTGATTCGTGCAAATACCCCCTGGTCTTCCACTAAATAATCAAATTCTTCTGGTATTAGATCAACACGAGCGGGTTTGGCTGGTGATCTTTTCGGTCGTCGATTTAAAGAAGATTCTGACATAATTAACTTTTACTCTAAGCGACGACCATTTGAAGGCCGGTATAATAATTTCGAAGATTCTTTAATTCACCTTGAATTTGTTTTTCATATTGGAGAATCCTCGCGCCATAGCCAGCGTTTGTCGCGCTTGACGTGGTTGATATTGACTGTGATAGTCCGTCCAAACTAATTGATTTCGCTGCGATCCCTGCACCGGCTATTAAATCACCCGCAATATTAAGTGGCCCTTGAGACGCCTTCATTCCAATAACATTTTTAATTGCAGCGGGAAATTCACCAGCTTCAAAACCTGCCGTATAGTCCACAATCATAACGTGTGGAACGTATGCAACGCCGGAATAGACAAGCGGAATATAAGATCCACCTTGAGAGAGGATAATTGAAGAGAAAGTACCTTGGGTTGGAAATAATTGGACCTGGCCACTGACCGACTCAGTTCGATACCACGAATCATCAAATTCTAAAACGTCTTGAGAGAGTGGAAATTGAATTGCGACCTTCTCAACGCTTTGAACAGGATATCGAAAAAGTTTAATGAAATTATATTGAATATAATCTCCAAGCCGATAATCATGCTTCTCGGTTTCAATGGTTTGCTTTGTGAGAAGAAGTCCACCCACTTCTTGTTCGAGCCAGTTTTGGGCGGCAAGAATATAAAACTCAAGCGTGGCATCGGGCATTTGATTGCCGTCATTATCACTAAGATCCACTCCAAATAAATAGGTGGAACGAAGCTCTGCGGCGGTCATTACTAAAGTATCTTGAAAGGGTCTTTTATTTGCAGCGACAGTCATACTCTATTCCATTGCCCCTGTTTACATAAGAACATACAATGCATACAGAAATACATACGCTAAATCTATAGTTTGCTTCCTAATCTTCTCAAACTCAGCACAACAAGAATTATGAAACTTTAACTTGGCTTCTTCAGCGGTTTTCTCGTCGATATCAAAGAAAAACTTCGCTTTGCCAGTCCTGACCTTCTCAACTTTCAAAATCTTATGTCGTCCACCAGGTTCGGTCTGCAAGAAGGCCGCAAACAAATAATTTACGGTTACAAACATTTTTTCAATCTAACTATTGGACCATTGCAGCTTGAACAAAGGTGCCAGTCATATTCTTAATGGTTAATATTTTATAAGCACGACTCGCGATGATCACAGGCGTATTCGCCGGAACGAACACATAATTTGTGGGAGCGAAAGTCACTGTGCTTAAAAAATAACCAAAAGAACCGTCTGAAATGACCCTATAAGCCTTATTCAGTTCCAACGCAATTTCACCGTCAGCCGCGATTTGAGTCGGCTCTTTAAGTCGTCCAGGATTTGCAGAATCTTCCACCACATATAATGGCCCTGGAATAACTTTTTTTGC